GGGTCGCCGTGGTGGTAGGGGTACCGGCAGCACCTAGGCGAGTGCGGGTCGCCGTGGTGGTAGGGGTACCGGCAGCACCTAGGCGAGTGCGGGTCGCCGTGGTAGTAGGGGTACCGGCAGCACCTGGGCGAGTGCGGGTCGCCGTGGTAGTAGGGGTACCGGCAGCACCTGGGCGAGTGCGGGTCGCCGTGGTAGTAGGGGTGCCACCTAGACTACCGCGAGTCGCAGTCGCAGTAGCGGTAGCACCTAGACGAATACTTGTAGAGGTAGCGGTAGCGGTGGCACCTGGACGAGTGCGAGTTGCGGTGGTAGTAGGGGTTGCGACACCGCCTCGGCTGCGAGTTGCGGTGGTAGTAGGGGTGGCGATAGGAATGCCGACCGCACGAGAGCGCGTGGCAGTATCCGTCGCAGAAGGGGAAATAAGGGCACGAGTGCCCGAAATGGTGGGGGTGGGAGACAGCACGGCACGAGTTTGCGTGGCGGTGGGAGACAGCACGGCACGAGTTTGCGTGGCGGTGGGAGAAACAACGCCACGAGAACGCGAAATAGTCGCAGTGTTGGTGGCGGTGGGAGAAACAAAATGCGATTGAGTTGCGGTTCCACTTAGGGAAATAACCGCAAAAGATGAAAATTCTGGAGTAGACGACGCTGAAATAGTACCAGCTCCTCCTCCTTGACCGGCAACGGTCAAAATACTCGCAAAAGCGAATACCAACTTATATAAGCTAAGCATATTGCATGTATCTACTTGTAATCTGGTTTTTTTCTTTAGCCCCTAACGCCCCTCAATTTTTGCTTATAATATAAAAATATTTGCCGGGTCCTTATATTGGTAATATAAGTATCTCCGACGACCCTTTCTTCCCATTATCCATCCCGTACGACCACGTCACCTTCTCAATTCGGCAATCCTTGTACAAGTCACGAATATAAGGGCAATCGTTATAACTAATCATCCAATCTCGTCGCTTCTTAATCTGCGTGGCAAAGCCTGCGTGGTCAAACCCTTCATGCATATCACCATCCTTACCGTAAATGTACGAACTGATGTAATAGGGTGGGTCGGCGTAGATGACGGTGTCATCGGTTTCAGGATTTTGCGTAAGAAATTTCTTACAATCCAAATTGGAGAAGGTAATATTTTCTAGATTTATGTTTAGGAGCGTGTTAAGAGAGGACTCATTTAGCCTGCCTGTTGACGCTTCCTTTGAGAATCCACCACAGAATGTTGCACCGCTAAAGGAACACCGATTGATGATATAATACGCAGCAGCAATCTCCAATGGATCAGTCATTGTCTGAATCGTTGTTCGTAGTTCCATGAAGTACTCTTTTGTGACCGGCATCACACTTTCCACCGCATCCTTGATATCCTCTGACGAGTCCTTTAGAGTTTGCCAAAAGGTGTAGAGCGGCTTGAACAAGTCATTGCCGCGGACTTGGTAACCTTTTGACGCCAGGTGGAGTTCAAAGCTCCCGCCGCCAAAGAAAGGTGATAAAAGCGTATTTCTAGTGGGGTAGTGCTGTGTGAGGTATTGGTCAAGGATTGTGATGGCACGCGTCTTTCCGCCTGGATACCGTAACGGCGACTTGTTTTTGGGTGGCATTTGTTAATATCTAACAATATCTTTACAATGTCAATTTTTTATATTTACATATAGTATAATGGCAGGCACTTTTGGGGCTGCTATCTTTTTTGATAATGCGCAAAAACATATTGATGAGGTTCAAGCATCATGTCCGCGTATTACTTGCGTAAAAATTCCTGAATCGTACTCTCATTCGCCAAGTATAGATATAGATGATCCATTAATGGTAGATTATATAACTAGAAATCATTTACAACATAATTCTTATCTTGCCTTTAGCAACCGATTGGCAGGTAGAACTCATGGATATGATCCGGTTTCCGGTATAAATCAGCCTCATGTTGACTATTTCAATGCGTGGGAGGCACATACGCACGCAATGGGACCGAATCGTGCCTTAATTCTAGATTGGGACCGTACTATTACCGTTATGGAAGGAGTTATATTGCCTCCACAAGCAGCGACGTTTGCCGGCAATGGAATATTGAGTGCACTAATGCCATTATATTCTGCTATTATTATGCAGGAGCCACAATTACGGGAAGTCACAACAGTCGATGCATTAATGTATTTATGTGGAGGTGGTGGTCGCTTGAATGCTATTGTACAATGGTTGAATGCTGTTGCACATCAGGGCATACATATAATGATTTTAACAAATAATAAAGCGTGTGTTACTGCACCCCATTTGTTTAATGAATTAGTGGTAACATTATTACAAGGATATCCTAATTATTCAATAACGTGTAGTGGTAATATGGTTTATCATGGAGATAAGGGTTTGGCATTAAGACAAGATCCCCGTTTTAATGCATTATGCGGAGCAGCGATGGCTGGTGGACGACGCAATAAAAACAGTAAAACTAATACTAGACGTCGTTATAAAAAGCGTAAAACTATGCGGTTTCGCTGAAGTTTTTTAACCCCGAGTCCGAGAAGAAAATGTCTATATCTAAGACTAATACTAATCACCACGATAACTTTTATGTTATCGCGGTGATGACAAATCCTGAGCGCTTTAAGCGCCGTCCTCAACTCTTCAAGGAGTTTATGGCACGTATGCATAATTACGGTGCGAAACTCTACGTTGTTGAGGGTGCATACGGCGACCGTGCGTTTGAGGTAACAGATGCCTCAAATCCTCGTCACATTCAACTCCGCACCGAATCCGAGTTATGGCACAAGGAGAACCTCATTAATATCGGAATTTCAAAGTTGCCTGCCGATTGGCAATATGTTGCGTGGATTGATGGTGATATCAACTTTACCAATCCAAACTGGATGGAAGAGACGGTTCAAGAACTCCAGCACCATCCTGTCGTTCAGATGTTTGAGGATGCCGTTGATCTTGGTCCCAAGCACGAGATTCATGCTGTTCACAAGGGTTTTGCTTACTGCTTTAATAATGGCAATGACCGCTCTATGATGGTAAGAACACCGAGTGGTGTACCTGTAACCACTATACCTATTACAAAAAACGATTTTGACGACGAATCAACACAGATGAGCGCGTGTAAAGGTATCTACTGGCATACTGGCTACTGCTGGGCGGCGACCCGTGAAGCTATAAATACTCTTGGCGGTCTATTTGAACTAGCGATCCTTGGCGCTAGTGATCACCATATGGCGTGCTGCTTGATTGGCGAGGGTGAACGTTCTATTCCTCATAAGATCCATCCTAACTACCGTATGGCTATCCTTAACTGGCAGGAGCGCGCACTCCGCCTTCATAAAAACATTGGTTATGTAGCAGGTTCAATTATCCACTATTGGCACGGCAAGAAGTCTGACCGTCAATATAGAAGCCGTTGGGATATTGTAATAGATAATCAATTTGACCCTTATTTTCATATCCACAAAGATTGGCAAGGTGTATGGACACTTTTTCCTGGTCATAAGGAAATACGTAACCAGATTCGTGAATATTTTCAAGGGCGCAACGAGGATAGTGTTGATGTCTAAAAAAATTGACTTAGGTGTGCCTGGATTTCTGACAAAGCACTGAGAGATGGAGTTCGTACCTAAGGATGTTGTTCTATTTCGTTCATCGGTAGAGGCTCTAAAAGAGTTTCTACCGATCGCTTCCCTCCGTATCAGCGCCGATGGCATCAGCATCAGCGGAATGGATGCATCGCACGTGGGATTTGTTGATTATCTGCTGTCGGCTGCCGACTGCACCAAGGCTGTTGTTGGTCGCTCGCTCGTGATTAGCGTCAATATGTCTGTTCTGGCTAGGGTGTTGTCGCCTGTCGGTGCTGGCGATAGCGTTACTTTGATTTATAAGGCTGATAAGTTCATTGTAGAATGCTATAATGTGAAGATGTCTAAGAAGGCGGTGTATGAGGTGCCGACGCTGGATATTGATGAGGATGCGCCTTCGCTGCCGGCGATGACCTATGCTGCCAATGTGACGCTCAAGACTGCCGATATTTCGGCGGTCGTGAAGGAAATCGCACATTTCGGTGATACCCTTGGTGTAGTTTTGGATGAGAACGGTCTCCATTTGTCTACTACGGGTGATAGTGGTGCCGTCAAGCAGACGCTAGAGAATACCGAGGACCGCGAGATGGAGCTGACCGGTGATTCGGTTGAGGCGCGCTTCGGCACCAAGTACGTGGCGATGATTATTAAGGGGGGTTCAGCACTGTCACCGGTTACGCAACTGGAATTTGACCCTTCCAATCCACTGCGTGCCACGTTCCGCTTCGGCAGCGGCAGCCATTTCATCGCTTACCTGGCACCCAAGGTGGCGGATGAGTGATGAGTGATGAGTGAACGGTTACAGGTGCCTTTGTACTATTTATAATTTTTTATTGAATGTCCTGATAATATTATTAGGGGGAAGGTGTAACGGAGACCGATGCCGACGGCAGTCCCGTTCCAATACCATTTGTTCCCTTAATTTGAATACTATATGTAACTCCGTTGGTGAGTCCACTAATAGTAACGGGGCTTTCATATTGTGGCGGAGCAAAGGACGTAAATGTTGTGCCGCCATTAATAGAATACGAGAAGTTGATAAGTGGGCTACCACCATCTGAGATTGTAAAAGAAATAATAGCAGATCCATTTCCAGGTGTAGCGGAAAGATCAAAGGGGGCACCTGGAACACTAGGATTGCCTTGGCACGAGCAATTCGCACCGCAACTACAAATCTTCTTAATCTGTGACATAAACTCAAAGGGATTTGTATTTGGGTAATAATATGCAAGGTTATATTTGAGCAGGATAAGGTCCGCCTCACAACTAGTTTGTACATTAAAAGACAGGGGCACCAGAGATCCTAACAAGAAATAAAGAGAGTTATATATAGTTTTCACCGCAACCTGTGTATAGGTGCCCGCTGCCGCCGTTGGTAGTAACGCAGTTGTTTGCTGAGCCGATGTCCACGCAAGCGGCATATTATTGTAGCCGTTTCTATTAAATATGTTATTACCCGTAGACGATGACATCTTAAACACAAATATACTTGAATCGCCGTCTTGTGGAGATACAGTATATGTTTGTAAGGATACTAGAATATTGGGCACATCATTGTTCATAAGTTTGTAGTCTGCTGTAATATATGGCAGAGACGCATCCGCATACGTATAGGGTGCGCGATTGAACTGGCTGCCTTGTTGTATCCACGGCGTATAACCGGTCGGTGTAATTTGGGCAACCACTAGGTCATTTGTAGAGCCCGTCGGATAATTACCGTTGACTGCTCCCGTTGTAAGAAACGCAATATATACATTCGTACCATCGCATGTGACGCTTGGGGACGACGATGTGCCTGGCGGTTCGGTTAAAATTGTGCCGTTTTGACTGAGAACCCACTGCCGACTGTAAGATGCAAGGGTATTTGAGGCAGTTAGATAGGTTTGAAATTTCACCATCTCCACCTGTTGACCAGTAATAACCGCACCGCCGCTCACGGTTGCCGTTGTTTCGTACGCTACATATACACCGCCCGCATTATCCGCAGTAACTACCGGATTTGTATTTGCCCCCGTGCTGTTAATGTTTTGCTGACATTCTAACCATAATTGGGCACCGTACAGAGTAAAGCACGACAGTGCAACGCTGGGAGTGCCTACCGGCGTATAACAGAGAATATCACCATCCGTTTGATATGTAATATAAAGTAGACCTGTAGTCGTATCAATGGCGAGTTGCGGCGCCGTTTCATCATAAACCGAATTGAGTCGTGCATTCTGTATAACCCACGAAACAGTTTGGCTTGTATTTGAATAATTAATACGTGCTAATACAATATCATTTGTTCCTTCTACGCCCGCTTCAGGATAGAGTGGAGGACACCACGACGGCGTCGTTGACATATTATAACGATTGCTTACAGCGGCAGGGGTAACAAATACTACGTACAAATCGTTATTTGTACCTACAACAAGGCTGACCTGTTGTTGATTTGCGGCGACCAATAATTCATTGAAGAATCTGTACCATAGCAAGTTTCCATTTTTATCTGTGCTTCCAACAACAATATTGTTGTAAGGTCTATAGTTTACCGGCTCAGTCGGAGTCGCGGTTGAATTCTGTCCAATAACTACCGCTGCAAAATAGGTGTTTTGGTTGGCGTCAATAACAAGTGCGGGAACACCTATAACGCCGCCTCCTGCACCGGCATTACTAAAACTAATGCTCGGCTCCAAACTCCAGCTATAGAGCGGGTAAGCACTCATTCTGCTAAGGACCGCTGATATAAATGCTTGTAAATGGCGTAAGAGTGGATAAGTCAGTGGTTACTGTGTAGCCGACCGACTGAACATAGGAAAGCCACAAAGTCAGAGAGCGCCAAGTGACGGCGTTCCACGATGGTGACTGGAAACAGCACTGTTGTGAGAAGCCTGCCGGCGGCGGCAGAATTCGCTGAAAATTATTCCCTTCATACCAATATGCCGGATCATCGTACTGGCGGGTACTACATTGCGTTTGGAACGTATTGGGCGGAGGCTGTCTATCAATAGCATAAACGGTCTGCGCCTGAAAGCATCCTCCCTGACTCCAAAGTTGAGGATAGATGCGATAAATATTACTCATTGTTGCGAGTTCTTGTGCTGGATTACGACTTTTTCCAGGGCGGGCACACAAGTGCATTGTGCGAACTCGGCTGGTATAGATTCGGCGGCACAGTGATAGTGCGGTCATACTTCGTAGGATTGAAGAAGAGACGTGCTGAACGGTTCCACGCCGCCTCATCATCTTGATTACGGCAGCCCGCCTGCTTTGTCACGCGCGTAAGTAGCGGAGATAGCGTTGAACTTTCGCCAAGATATACACCAGGTACATCACGGCTTTGCATTGCGGGTGCCGGGATACCTCCTGGTGGGATATAACGCTTCTCGGCACACTTTGTCAGTGCCTCATCAATCCGTAAGAGATCCGTTTCGGCACTCGGACGGAAATCATTATATGGGAAACCGAGACTGGCAGCACCACCGGGCGGAAATACCGGTACAGTTTGAAGTGCGAGTTGTTGCGGCTTCTCATAAGTAGCGGGGCGATGGGGTCCGCCACGCAAATATGCCGGTGCCTCCAGCGGTGCCAACTCTGGGTAATTTTTGAGTGGTGCGTCACCAGGCGATGTATTGTAATAGACATAGCAGTTACGAGACGATTCGCGGGGATCCAACGCCATATCGTGCTGAAACTTCGGCAAAATGTGGTCAACTACCATCGTAGGGTCCCAGTGTGACTTGATACACGTGGTCTTGAAGACTTCATTCCAGTTCTTTGGTCCGCCCTGGTAATATTCCGCTAAAGTGGCGTTAATAGATGCCATTTCCTAAGGTGTATGAATTATTTATTTTGATACACCGTCAAATCACTGGTAGGTCCTAAGAGGCTGGAATCGGCAGTCGGCGCATTCGTCACTTCTGTGATTTGAACCACCATATCGTAATCACAATCCGTATTGTTAATCGTATTGCCGTTTTGGTCCGCTAAAATACACTCAATAATCTCATATTTGCCCAGAACCGGTGAAAAATCCTTCTGTAACTGAACACCTGCACGACAGAAACTCGCAAAATCGTTGAGAATAATCTTCGTAAAATACTGCGTATCCATACCCTGAGACTCACGGGTCTCACTCAGATTCTCCTTAGCAGATACTGCGAGCGTATTGATATTCTGGGCGGGATTGAGCTTGAGATAAATGTACTGCTGTACTATGCGAATAAAGGTTGAGGATGTTACATAGGTACGGGGACCAATCACAGGAACAGTTGTCTTAGGAAATCCAAGATACCACGGCAACCCCCACTGATCAGGTTGCGTGCTATAAGGCGGTTGTAGATTGTAGTCGCACAAAAGTTGGAACGGAATCGCCGCTGTATACTGTGAACGTGTTGCGATTCCTGGTGGTAAAATGCTGCCGTAACGGAGTACTACATATTCATTGAGTAGACCTGATGTTGTAGATAAAATATTAATATACACCGAGTACTGTGATTCAATTGTACTATAATATGCTATGTATTGTGCCAGTGCATCGTCGTAACCATTGAATGTAAATGGTACACCTTGGTATCCCGTTTTTGCACCAAAGGTAATTGTGCTGATATAGAATTGCTTATCAAAGTTTATGAGCGCATCGGCGTATGCATGGGTGAATCGGTTATTGTTTCCAAGTCGGATACCGTTATTCGTACTAATAATTTGATTGTACGCCGGTGTATTCTGTAGGTATAAAGAGCCCGAAAGGTCCGAAATAGGGCTGTATCCTGACAAGGAACTAATCTCTTGTGCAACCTCGCCCAATGTAAGACTACCAAAGTTCGTGTAGTTATTGCCAATAATGCGAAGACCAGTCGTAAATTGCGGTGTTGGAACATATCCGCGCACGTGAACCGCATATTCTGGTACATTTGGACGAACTGTCTGTTGATTAATATAGGAGAGGAAATTGTAACCACTCTGGTCATCAAAAGCAATGTAATTGCTGTTCTGTTCGTTACCCCATCGCCACTGTGTAGCACTGGTTGAAATATCGCCATAATCTTTGCCGATTGTACTGTTCGCATACATAAACATAAAGGTATCTTGGTATTCGCCACTGAGACCCGCATAACCGCCGAACGCTGACAAATCCGTCGCAGGATTGTAACTAATGTTTGGTAGTGCTGTAAAAGCAACCTTGCCGAGCCAATAATACGGCTGATACGTCGGCTGTTCGCCTTTGTAGAGAGCAAAGATACTACTGCTCACATTCCATCCAAATACACCAGGTGGTCCGTAGTACGGCGCACCGCCACCGATGAGACCCGTACTCGGCAGTGCCGGCTGCCGTGTAAAACTCACCGCATGAAACGCACTCACGTCCCACTGATTTGTCACTATGTTATACGAAAACGGCACCACAGTGTAAGAATTGGGGATATCTGCAGTATACGACGAAATACTTGAATATGGGTAATTGATAGCATTTCCAATAGAGGGGGCAATACCGTACGACCGTGGCAGATACGTATAGTTATAGATTTCTGGGGCAGTCAATGTATATCCAGGATAACTGATATTGCCGGCTGTGTAGGTAGGAGTAATATCGGCAGATGTGGCAATCGTTGAAAAAACACTACTAATATTTGTGCCAATTGGTACAGTGAGTATAGTTGAATTCTGCTGGACGGTGTATTCATAGAAGGTACCCCAATCAGGCTCTCGCGTATGAAGCGTGCCCAACCGATTCGTATACTGACAAACCTGTGTTACCTGATTGAGTGTCATTGTGTATAAGGCACTTGAGATTGAAACTTGATTTGTACTGATGCCCTGAATTTGCCCAGTAGGGAAGATACCAATCTTTGTATTAATGCGATTTGATAGATACCAGTCGTCCCAGGACCATTCGGAAAACTGTAAATTTATATTATAGAAATCGCCATATGTCGGTAAAACTTGTGTCTGTGGTAAACTCTGATTTGCTATTTGAATATTATAAGAGCCAGGATTAAATGATTCTCCTCCAAAAGAAATGGCTGTTATTGGAAGTACATATGATGTATTTGTAGGGGAATATTGTATTAGTGCGTTAAGTCCTCCCGTATTTGAATAAAAAATGCCCGTAGCACCATCTGGAACTCCAAACAGCAATTGTAGGGTCTTATACGTAATAAAAGGTAAATTTATATTAAAATAAGGAAAGCCTATAGTATACTGAACACCAGACACGATATCAGTATAAGGATTTAGATTTTGAAATATTGGCTGTGATACACTATTATTATATAACCAATTGTTGATCGTGCCCTGTTGTACATTATTGTAACCGTAGTATTGAAACGGGCTGCTAATTTGTGTAATGTAATCCAAATTGTTCGTCTGTGTCGGCGCCGTATAGGCAAACTTCACAACAAACTGCGACAGATTCACCACCTCGTTCGGCGGCAAGAAGAAACTGAGACCCGCAAAGCCCGTTGTATCGGAAAATGTGGCAGATGTGGACGCATCTGTTACGAGAACATTGCCAGGATTAATACACGGCTGGAAAATCGTCGTAGACTGAACTGGCATATACGGATCCTGACCAGGCGTCAAGAATATTTCCTTATTTGTCAGTAAAGTAGGGTCCAAAAAGGTGGCAATGACCGACTCGTTGTTCAAAATGTAATTGCTGCCACCAGGGAATGTCTGCGTTATAGACGAATCCAGATAAATAAGACTAGATGTATTGTACAAATCCAAAATGCTGTTACGACTATTTGAGTTAAAATAGAGAGACCACGGTGGTACTAAGTTGGGCTGCGGCGCCGGCGCTCCAACATTAGACAGATTAAACTGATAGCGTACACCAGACTCTACACCATTAACATAACTTTCAAAATTAGTAGGATCGTAGAAATTGTAGTTTGGCGCAACAATAATGTAATCTGCTAAATTGTTTGAAACCCCAGAAATATCGTAGCCGATTGACGTCACCGATGTAGAGTAAATAGAGACTAAGTTATTTTGGTATACAGAGCTCTCAGGTGTAAACTGGTTCGCAATAGAAGGCAAGTCTTGATATGGCATATTTAAATAATCGTTAACTGTAGCGTATCCGTATACTCCATAATCGTTTGTAAGTGAAGTAAAAACACGTAAAGCAACACTCGGTTGATTGCCGCTTACAGCAAAATGTACATAGAAATACGTTTCCTGTAAATTGAGTACAGGTACTACCATCGTTGCGGAATTTGTGCCTATAGAATACGTCTGAGTCTGAAAATAATTGCGCGGATTATCGGTATTTATATTCACCGTATTCATTGCCTGTAAGGCATCTGCCATAAACGCCGAACGATCCTTATACCAACTAATGGTAATCGGCGCAGGGAATGGGGATCCATCCTGTGTTTCTACATAAAAGGTTACATCAAACAACGCAGTCGGGTCTACAGCGTATTCGTGTGCATTCATCTGGAAAAAGATAAATGGACGAAAACTCGTCATATTAATATCACCGATTGGCGGATGTTGATTGTAGTTTAACGAAGTTTCTTGTATGCGCGTACCACTGATAATATTCACAAACACATAATTCTGCCATTGATCATAGGCGCGCATGTAATCAGCAGACTGAAACATATTTTGTTCCATTGTGTACATATTGAAAATTGTAACACCTGATATATCAGTCAGTACATATTCACTCGGCGGGTTTCGTACATCAAACAGCAGTGATGGGGTTGAATTTTGTACACTAAAGTTATAAACCTCTTCCGTTCCTGGACCACGGTTATTTGCGTAACGTGGAATAGTCATCAAACTGATATCTTGCCGACATGGTGTATTGAACACAGTGCGAACATAACTTGCCGGCAAAATAGGAAACACAATATCGGTATATCCGTATTGAGTTTCGCCTGCATTGGAAAAGTTAAGCTGTGGAACATTATTTGGCGATGTGAGAGGAAATGTAGATGATGTAACAGTTGATACAAACGTAGAAATTGCGGGCGTTAACGCATTCTTAGGAAATATTAGATTCGGCCAATAATTTGTAATAGATGACGGCGGCGAGTTTGAAGATATTTGTGTCAGGAAAATATTCGGCGTAAGTACAAGATTCCAACCAAATTCATTCTGTGTATTGTAAATTGTGAGTTGATTGTTTGAATCAGCATAAAAACCCGCCGAGTACGTTCCAAAATTAATACCGAAATTGCTTGTGAACTTGTATTGTAAAAAGTTATAAAATGATATAACGACCGCATTTGAATTCTGGAGAGCCGCATACTGTGTGTTAAACGTATCTACGTTTCCTAAGTTGAGTCCAGGATTCACTGCGTCGTAACTAGTAATAAGAGACGCAAGAATATTTGAGTACTGTGTATTCAAATCCGCTGCAATACTTGCGTTCAAACTTGGAGCCGCTATTATAAGACGTCCTTGTTGGGTATTGTAACTACAATTATAAAAATTTACAAGTGCTGTATTAAATGTATTCTGGTAACGGTAGTTATCAAATATTTTTTGATTTTCCGTATTGGATGCGATTGCAAGAATATTTGGATCATCAAGACCCTGGAATCCGAACAAAATATAATCATACCAGCTGGGAAATCCCGTCGGAATCGTCAACCCGTCTACACTAAAGGGCACCGTTACGTTCGCTTCGGCTATCATTTGGTACATAATAGGATAGTAATACGCCACCGTCGTCTCATTGTTCGTAAAATCCGTTACACCGGCAGTCTGACTTTGCTGAAAATAGCGATTCACAATATCGTTGATGGTTACATTACTATCGTAACTTTTGGTCAGCACATTGTAGACGACCGGTCCTGGCGTATTGAAAAGAATAGAAAAATCTCCATTCAACTGAAACACGGACAGAAAATCGGCATAACTAATATTTGAGAAGAGTGGAGTGGCATTGAGTGCATTATTGAGTGCTATAACGAGTTCACTCGCATTATAGGTTCCGTCTGGAATTCTTACAGGCACAATATTGGATGAACCGTCCGATAGTACACGACCCTCTTCATACACATACAACGTTGTGTTTTGCTGCGCCAGTGAAAAATTAAAGAATGAATTGAGCAAATTAATTTGATTGAGTGTAATGGATTTTACATTTTTGTAGACGCGTGGAAGACGAAGTGTGAAAAATGTGGGCTGCGGGTAAGCTTTTGTATCACGATCTCGCGAATTCAGCATAAATAGCGACGTAGTCTCTGTCTGCTGAAACTTCAATAACGTGCCGGTATCTGGCGGAGAATCTGGCGCTTGCCCTGGAGCCTGATATCCTGTTGGTACAGGAGGCTTCGTACCGGGGACATTAATCAAGTAATTCGTCGTTACATCTGAGCTTTGCGTGTAATCGGATGACGCACTGTCTGTATCCGACTCGGAATCCGAGGGATACGCACTATACAACCTTCCCGTCCCAGAAGACATATCCTATTTCTATGGCTTACATTCGTTTTAGATGGATTTTTTTCGTCTCTGGCTAAATTAGAATGGCGAGTATTCTCACCAACCCAAACAAATTCCTTGTAAATGTGCCTGAGCTTCAAAATGTCGTTACCTCTGCGACTGGAAACTCGGCAAATAGTGATTACAATCTTTCATTGCTTCTAGGAATGATAGATACTACCAATAAAATTATAAAAACCAATGGGTTACAAACCTTCAACAATTCAAATATTTTAGTTCGCAATAATCTGAATCTGAGCAATTCCCAGATTTACTATAATAATGTGCCGCTGCTACTCTCTAACGGCATCAACGCTACAAACAATTTACTCTTTAAAGTCAATACTCAAGAAATAGCACGCTTTACATCGGCGGGCTTTCTCGGCATCGGTGTACAGGCACCGCTTACCCCGCTCGATGTTCTCGGCGATGTTCAAGTCCGTCAGGGAAATCTCTATATAAATCGTATGGGATTGCCGTCATCGCTTACGATGGGTAACATATTTGCCGACGGGGATGTATACGCCGAGGCGTTCTTAACACCGTCGGATCCTAAGCTCAAGAAAGACGGTGTGCCCTATGTACTCAAGGGTCTACCAAAGCCGGTAGAATTCACGTGGATAGCGAACGGTCAGCGGGACATCGGCGTATTTGCCGACGATGTCCAGCGTATTGAGCCGCGCTGTGTTGAAAAAGATAAGAAAGGGGTTCTTCACGTAGATTATCCTAAGTTAGTGACGCTGTGCCTGGCAGAGATTCATTCGTTGCGCGACCGTGTTGAGGCACTGGAATCTACGCTGAAAGTATGCCAGGAAGTTCCGTCTGTATCGCCTTAATAAACTCTTCAAATCCGATTCCGTCGCTGGTATTCGTGGGGCGAGGGCGTCCAATACCGAATCCATATACTCCTGGCGTATCTTCGGTAAGCGGCTTACATGTGCCTTCTTGATTTGTATATGTAAATGTACGTGGCTCAAATCCAATAGCGTAAATCACGGCATTGGCTTTGGAAAGGACTCTATAAATCTTGGAAAAATCGTCATAGTTTATGAAGGTCGGCGTGAGGACCCCCCATTGTTTCTCTTGTATTTCCTGTGCTATGACGGCGGCAGCCAATTTTAGTTCTTGTTGTGCTGGCGTTTTTCCACGATAGATCGCATAGACATTTTGGCATCCTAGTTGCTTGAGATTATTCAGGATTAAGGTGCCGCTATGCGATGTTCCAAATACCACAATTGTATCAGTTGGTGAGATTACATTCGTGAGTTGATCATGTGCGAGTGCTATAGGAAGGGGGATTGAAGGAAGTGGTAAGTCCATTGTTTTCGGCGTCGCACCCATACATAAAATAACTTTTTTGGCTTGATATATCTCTTTTGGCGTCACTAAATTCCAACCATCGGTCGTTTGAACCAGGTTTGAAAGTGCCGTTGTATGAAGATGCGCCTTCTGAATATCTGGTTTTGCTAGCCTCCTGAGTACCTTACAAATATCAGCAAGTTTGGGTGGCTCCGTGGGTTGGTATCCATCCAATTCTGGAAACGACTGGTTCGCCCATTTCGGAATGGTCTTGAACGTCTTAATAAACCATTCCTTGGTAATATTCGCAATAACGCTACTATATTGTGACGACAGGTCTCCGCCGATACACGACCGTTCTAATATAAGAGTTTCGGGCAATACCTCCTCCGGTAGAGATGCCAACGTAAAAATGCCTGCGGGTCCCAAGCCCACAATAGCGAGTTGAAACATCTCTATTGTGGATTTAAACTTTTGTTTCAGTGAATAAATAGAATGCTGTTAAAGAATGCCGGCGCACTACTCGGTTCCAATGAACGCTACTTTACCGTGGTCTACGAGGCGTTCAAGTACAAGGGCGAAGATCTACTTCGCACTTATATTGATTTTATTGTACGCGAGCCAGTGGAATGGATTCGCGGGTTTCCACTCAAGCTTCGCACTCATGCCTCGTTTGCGAAGCCGAAAGCCGCTATTATCAAACTCCTGAAAACGGGAAATGTTTTGGAGGCTCTTGGCGCCGAATATTGCTCTTCAGCCCATGACGTTGTATGGGATACATTTAAGAAGCATGGTGAGGACATCTTAAAGGCACGGCAGGCTACAGGCGGTGTTGTTGCTGAGGAGAATGAACTGATTTCTGAAGGCAAGGCGGTACCTGCTGCTACTGCCACTGCTACCACTGTTGCCGAGGGCATTGATGGTATTGAGGAGGTGACCGATATCTCTGGTGCGGCACCACCGGTTGTCTCGCAATGGGAGACTAAGTATTTCCTTCTGAAATCCGTAGTTTCTATGATGCTCAGTGACATTCAACATCAACAGCCTGGTCTTGCGGCTGTTATTCATACACTCATTAATGCTGTGGAGACCGCCGATCTCGCGTCTTCTTCGTAGGCTTTTTTGTCATGAGCTTACGCTTAAATTTCCTGGTTTTGGGTGTCGTATCTATTTTCATATAGGGTGCACAAAGTTTCGGACAAATCACCTTCTTCGGCCACTTATACCGCCGTTGAAGCCCAGACGTATGAAGCATAAGTTTTGCCTCATCCTCCTGCTCCTGTATCGTCATATCATCAAAGTCCAACTTCTCTGTAATGTAAATATGGCGTAACAGGGAAACACCTGTTGAGCGACCAAAAAGCTCTTCAAACGTATGTTTAACAAACACCGAGTAAGTATTATTGCTCATCGGTTCTCCGTTTTCTTTCGTAAAAATATAGTTGCGCGGATGGCGTCCCAACGACGTTCTCAGATCCTTTACGAGTTCGTCAGGTAAATCCTCCTCTACCGTCTGGTAGTACTTACTCGTCTTATATAAGTTCATTACTAAGTAAGAAGTGCCCTCAGTGCGCAGAACAATATAGTTCTCATCGGTTTTCCGTGGGTCGTCCTCATTATACACCTTTACGGCTCCTAAATCCGCACGCTTTGGTCGCAAATGTACTAAGATGGACAGGAGTAGGAATTGCTGGCTGGTCTTGAGTGTATTATGGGGTGTCTTTGTCTTGAGTTCTCGGTACTTCTCAGTAATTTCCTCATAACTCGTATATTGCTTAACTTGTTTGTCCTCAGGCTCTGATCGGCGCACCTTCGCTTCCTGGATTCGTACAAGATCGTCGTGGTATTGCTTCCATTTTGCGGCGGCAGCGGGGTTCTCGGTTTTAAGTGCTTGATCCTCGCGGAAAAGGACAAGGATGAGCGTAAGCATATTCTTACGGGTGCTGAATGATGGATATAAGGTCTGTAGTTTCGGATAATACGTGTCGGGCGCCTTCAGAATCACTAGCGGATCCGCTTCGTTGAGAGTTTTTGTGAGACCCCTGAGGCGACTCTTATAATTTTCTTTGGTCTTGACGTTCGGAAACGCCTTATCTAAAACCTGATTGAAACGGTCCATCCGCTTCTTCCTATTATAGCGGGCGAGTGGAAAAATTGAAGTTATACTATGCGGTTTATCGGCAGGTGCGTCCCATATACCTGACAAACTTCCTTCCCCATCTGTAGAAAATGAACCACACTTCCTCCATTCTTTCTGCGCTTGAGACTATGCGCCGCGGTGAGCTCGCTAAGGGCGAGAAAACATCTGCCTTCAAGGCGCGTGCCTATAAAAAAGTTATGGACCAAATCAGCGGTCTCGGTCGTCCGATTCAGTCCTATGACGATCTCACCGGTGTGACCGGCATCGGCGAGAAGATTGAAGAGAAAATCAAAGAAATTCTGGCGACTGGATCTCTGGCGTCGGCGGAGCGCGTCAAGGCGGAGTATTCCATTGACGCCGTAGATGAATTGCTGACGGTTCACGGTATCGGTCCGGTGAAGGCGCGTGAGCTCGTTGCTGCCGGACTCAAGAGTGTTGCGGCACTGTCTGCGGCTGTGAAGGCGGAGCCGTCGCTCCTTAACGCCACCCAAAAGATGGGGCTCAAGTACCACGCCACGGCTACGCTGCGCATTCCTCGTGAGGAAATGACAGTCCACGAGGACGTCCTACAGGCGTTTATGCCCAAGGGGCTCAAGGGCGTCGTGGTCGGCTCTTATCGCCGCGGTGCAAACGACAGCGGCGACGTAGATATGCTCCTAACGCCTAAAAGCGGCTCGTTGACAGATTCGCAGGCACTCTTTGAAACATTTGTTACTGGTTTGAAGGAGTCCGATTATATTATTGATGAACTAGTGAGCGGTGATAAGAAGTGGATGGGCTATGTGCGCGTGGGCTCGGCGGCAGCACCTGGAAAGGCGCGCCGTCTGGATTTGCTTTTGACAGCACCCGCTGAGTACGCTTACGCTCTTCTGTACTTCACTGGCTCTGATAAGTTCAATGTTGCCTTCCGTAAGTATGTAAATGATAAGGGCTATACGCTTAATGAACATACGATGGTGCCCCTCAAGGGATCTAGCGCGCCTGTACCGCCGGGTATGAAGAGTGAGAAGGATATCTTTGCGTTCCTCGGGTTGCGCTATGTGCCGCCTGAGGAGCGTATTGACGGACGTCAGATCGTGCCCGTTTAATTTAATTCGTTGTACCACTCATCAGTTTATAAGTGCTATTGTATGGACCGCATGCACCGCCCCAGTTTTTGAAATTCACGCCTGTCTGACCCGGTGGGCACGTGCTCGCATTTGCACGCTGTCCGCCACGGCGGTTCTTACGCGTGCGTTTATTTTTACGAATATTCTTGCGCGTTTTATTATTGCGGCGCGCCATTCTACATATTGCAAAGAAAAATTGGTGTGACGGTTTAAAGTCGCTGGCATATTTTATACATATACCATGTTCGCTGTTCTCGCCCTGCTCGCATCTGTTGCTTCTGCGTCCCCATTCATCGACTGGGCTGCTAACAACAACCGCACGTACTCATCTGTCTCCGAGATGGAGTACCGCGAATATGTCTGGCACTCCAACCTTGTCAAGGTTGAGGAACACAATGCCGCCGGTCACTCGTGGACGATGGAGATGAACAAGTTTGCCGACCTCACCTCCTCTGAGTTTGCCGAGCAGTACATCACGGGCGGCTATGATAACTTTATTGCTTCCCGCCGCGTATTTCCCCACCGCAACTTTTTTATGCCTCCGTTTGTCGCCCCCGTTTCCGTTGACTGGACAACGAAGGGTGCCGTGACGCCGGTGAAGAACCAGGGTCAGTGCGGCTCGTGCTGGGCGTTCTCCACGACCGGCTCGGTTGAGGGCGCGTGGTTCCTCTCCAACGGCACGCTCGTTTCGCTCTCCGAGCAACAGCTCGTTGATTGCTCTTCATCTGAGGGAAACCAGGGCTGCAACGGTGGACTCATGGATTCGGCATTTGAGTACATTATTAAGAATAAGGGTCTCACTACCGAGGCGAACTACCCCTACACGGCTCAGGATGGTACTTGCTCTCAGGCGAAGGCAAAGGCGGTCGCGGCAAAGATCAAGTCGTACACGGACGTTGCGACGAACTCTGAAGCAGCGCTAGAGGCAGCGATTGCCCAGCAGCCCATCTCGGTCGCCGTTGAGGCTGACCAGAACTCCTTCCAGCTCTATTCGGGCGGTGTGCTTACGGCGGCGTGCGGCGCCCAGCTGGACCACGGTGTCCTCGCCGTCGGCTATGGTACGGACTCAGCGAGCGGCGAGCAGTACTGGAAGGTGAAGAACTCTTGGGGCGCGGACTGGGGTGTCAATGGCTACATCCTGCTCGGAAAGGGCAAGACGTACAACGGCGGCGCGGGTCAGTGCGGCATTCTGTCGGACCCGTCGTACCCTACTGCGTAAATGGTACATTTACGCGTTAACCCTGTTGCGTAAAAAATTTTGAATTAACTATATAAAATATAGTATGTTCAATAGCGGCGACGATTTTTACGGGTGCCACCATTCGTCTTCGGTTTGTTCTCGTTCAAGTAAGAAAGATTGCCAAGCACATGGCGGGTGTTAAACGTCTTAATATCCTCTAAATTAACATTAAAGTCCTTGATGAGGTGCTTAACAACGCGAATCACCTTATCGTGCGTACGCTGTAACTCTTCTTTGTGTGTAACGTAGTTCGGGTCATTGACAAGTTCAAGAAGGGCATCACGTAAGTGGAGCATACCATTCACAACGCTCTGCGCATACGCATACTGAATATCGGGATCTCTGACTCCTACTAAGTAACCTACGTGCTCAAGTTCATTTTGCGCCCAGTTCATTACACCCTTAACCGTCATCTTATACTCCTTCGCTGACATTGTAGTTCTATTTATTTGGAAGATATTGTGAGAACCGCATTAGTTTGAAATCCGTCCGCTGGGCTTTCCTCATATCCTCGGGAATTTGTATGAATTTTTCCATTTATACCATTGATTCCGTGACTGTAAATGGTTCCGTGGTGCTCTAGAAAGGTACGTTGATCTTGACAACCATAAGTGAAGATAAACAGTTTTCTATACGCAGTTTGCTCAGTTGGCGTCCACATGGCAAGTTTGTACGGCTCGTAAATATAGAACGGATTTTGTTTCGTGAGTATAAATACATTTTCGTGATGTTTTAGAATGTCGTATGGATTACCTATCACACTTTCTTCCACTTCACCAGGAATATAAACAATAGACTTCCAACGGTTTGACGCCCATTGGAAGAAACTGCTATAATAATCACTCAAAGGGTGTCCTACATTTCCAACAAGTGCGAGATATGGTGCCGTGGGTTGTAAGAATAGCGGGAATAGCGGCTTTTCGTGTTTTGTTAGGTACAGATTGCTGGCATATTGAAGGCGAATTGTAGAGGCTGGTGCCGTATGAATTACCTTACGTGCAGCGTTCATTGATTGTTTATTGCCCTCTTTAAGACTATAAAGAATCAAATTTTATGTGATTACGGCGGTCTAAACTTTCCTGGATTTCTAACAATTAGATATGGAGTCGTGTACTGATTCGGTTGTTCGCGCTGTTATTTTGAAGTTTCTACAGCGTTCATCGCTGGGCGTGACAAAGTACGGCGTCACTCTTGACCGCACGGATTTGGGGGCTGGGGACTGGATTCAGCACGCCCAAGAGGAGCTGATGGACGGCATTTTGTACTTAGAGAAGCTTAAGCAGACGCTGGCTAGTTGCGGTGCCGACGACGTCTAGTCTTCCTCTGCGATTTAGCTCGCGAAGGACTCGGAACAAGTTCCTCTTCTACTAAATTATACCACGGAGCGTCGTTTAATATAAGAACAGGGGCGGGATTATTACTTTGAAGTTGCGCTTTTAGTTTGGCTTTTCTTAAGTTACGAGCGGTTCGTCTTGCTACTTTGGTTGCATTCATAAGATTTTGTTTGTTTTTTTCTATTTGTCTATGTGTGTAATGGCTGGTATTCTCACCGCGGCGTGTAAGCAATCCTATTGCCCATAAATGTTCTCGGTGCCATTTTGCTTTCTCGGCTGCTTGTTGGGCGGCTGCCTCCGCTTCTGCCACGGACATCTTTATCCTTACAATGGGTTTAGAGAATGAATCCCACTGTTGGTTGGTAAATGTCTACTGTACGATTGAGTTCGTACTGCTTATATCCTCGGGCGTTCATAGCGACAAGGATATCGTGCTTTGCAAGGATATAGGTGCTGCGGTGTCCGTGTCCGCAAATCCATACACTGACCGGTGGTCTGAATAGGTCCTCGTCGTTTGAGGCGTAGCAGGAGCGCCATCGGTCGTCCTGATATTCGGGCTCTAGGAGCTTGGGTGTAGGAAGATAGTGAGTTACAACGACGGCTTTAAAGTTACGCGGAACTGCTCGGATGGCATCGGCGAGTGCTTGTTTATGGCGTTTATGAGCATTTACGTGATCCGATGGATGCGTTCGGCAGAGTATATTATCGCGCTCTATAAACGTCTTCGTAAAATCACTCTTTACAAGTACCTCGTCGTGGATCTCTTTACTGATATTTGAGTATAGAGTGGCACCGATAAAGACCAGCTTTTTATTCGGAACTACATAGGTTTGTCCCGCCTGTAGAAAATGAACATTGTAGTGAAAACGGCAGAGATTCCTTATATGCTGTTCCGTTTCCTGACGGCTACGCGGATGGTCTCTATGGCAAAAATACTCGTGGTTGCCCGCAATAAGAATAACGTGGGACCAGTTTGTTGAGCACCAGCGGAGAAATTTGCCATAGATGGAGGTCCATACCGAAGCAATATCGCCTGCTAGGATAAGAATCGGTGCAGCAGGGGTAATAAGAGTATTAAACTCTATATTTGGGGCGAGGTGGTCTAGATGAAGATCGGACGCATATTGGACGTTCGTCATTTAGTAAATTATTGTTTTATGTATTTAGACCGGCACTTTACAATGGGACTCTTAACTTGTCACCTGGAAGAATTGGTTTGAAATAAGTATTATAATGTTTTATAACATAATCAACTGACTTAGACTTAGCCTTTGGATATAAATATTGTTCATACGCATCTTGAGACCGATTGCTTGATAATATTGCAACTACATTATCATCTTCCTCAAATTCATTCATTATAGATTTGTATTTTTTGGTAGTCCTATTGGGTAAATTTATATATTTATGGGTTTTATCTTTGTAAATAAGAACTACTTTTTTTTGTGAAGCCAGGTCGCCCCAGAAATATTCAAGTTCTGGATTTTTACCCCAAACTGTATCGGGGTCGTTCCACATTTCTAATACTCTTTTTGATACCTTTCGTGTTCGTGTTGTATCTTTTACCATATCTATAAACTATAGATATTAATAAATATATGCTCGGTTTAAACCCGCTGTTGATTAGTCGTGGGTACTGATGTAGTTGTTGGGGCGTTTTAATGGACCCTGTTTGAAGACACCGATTGTGCCGCCATTATTGTACCAGCGTACCGCATAATCGTGCTCCGATGTGAGCGGCGGGGCAAACTTATCGGTGGAAAATTCGCCAAGAGACTTGTAAAACGCTACACGGTTGAATGATGGGCGCAGCGAATAATGCGGCCAATACCGATGAACATCGGCTGCGGTCTTTAGGTGCGTTCGGGTCTGGTGGCTGGTGATGTCATTGGTATGCGGAATAATGCAATAATTATCTTTACACGTCTTCGGTCCACTACGATTTATCCAATCATCGCTGAGTTGTAGTTGCGTAATATTGGTAGTATCCATAATGCTGAAGGCGTTGTTAAGGAATGGTCTTGTTGGTTCCCATCCTTCCTCCCAATGAAACCAATATGTGTACGGCTGCGCGTAGTTAAGTAACATATTAAGGGACTTGGCTTGACCCTCGTCCTGCTGACTCTTCTGTAAAAAGGTGATAAACGGATACTTTTCGTTCATAAGCTTTGCCCAATTTGCCTTCGGATGCGAGGAGTATTCATTGATCACAACCCATTTGTCTATACGGCTGAGGGTTTGCGGCTCGTGAAGGACTTTTAGTTTACTAATGCCATTTTGAAACATCGCCCAACCATCACGCTTCGGGCAGTCAAAATACGTCGTGCATAGAAAAATGGTATCTTTTTGCTTGGAGAGTTTTGTTACTAGAAAAAGAAGTAGAACCGTTCCTAAAACTAAAAATAGTATGTCGTACTTCATACCCTACGTGGGCGGGTGAAAAAATTGAACACGGTAAGTGCGGTTTGTATCATTCGTGGTTCTTATGTCTCTTCCTCCTATCGGCTACCACTGTGGTACCGGCGTCGGCAGCAACGGTATCGGCTTTTCCTCCTTTCTTCATTCCCTCCATGGTAAACTTACCGGATTTTCGGCTGCCCAGATATTTGCGGCGTCGCCAAAATCGTTCGCGCACTGTGCGTGGACCCCCGCCACGTGTAATTCTGTTAAACTGGCGGTCACTGAACTCAATATACGTCTCTTCATCCATGCGCCCTATATCATCAATCCATGCTCGTGGGATGATACGGCGGGCGCTGACAATAGTAGCGGGCAGCGCCTGGTTTCGCTCGTCGTCAATCTCCTCCAGTCAGGTGCTAGAATTGCTGCGCGAGGCGTCGTTATCCACGTCGGAAAGTCCCTGAAACTCGGCGAAAAGGAGGGACTCCGTCGTATGCGTGGATTCTTCTGCGCGGTCCTGGACGCCGCGCGGGCTTCTGGGGTGCCTTGCTGCCGGCTCCTGCTGGAAACCTGCGCCGGTCAGGGTACCGAAGTTGCACGTGATTTGCGCGATTTCGGTGCCTTTGTGAAGGACATAGTCGGTATTTATGGTGCCGAATCGTTCGGCTGCTGCGTAGATACCTGCCACGTATTCGCCTGCGGCTACAAGATGACCGGTCTGGCGGCGATTATTGCCGATACGATCGGCTGGTCCAATGTCGGCGTCATCCATCTCAATGACTCTTTGACGGCGTGTTGCGCTCACGTTGACCGTCACGCCAATATCGGAATGGGCAAAATTGGGGGTGAGGAGCTGGCTAAGTTCTGTAAAGAGACTGCTACCGCCGCCCCTGGACTCCCCTTCGTCTTTGAGACACCCGAAAGCGACGATGGGACTTCCCGCGTTTCCGAAATGACTTGGTTCTGTTCACTGTTTTAGTCTTTCCCTTTCCTAATTACAGTGATGAATTAATAATGAATTACATAGTAGGAATGGGCATCCCTAAAATTACTCATCAAACATGGTTACAAGGGTGGGATAAATTACCTGATAAATTCAAAGTTAACGTTGATGATTTACATAATATGAACCCGGATTACACACATATGCAATGGGATGAAAAAAGTCTACGTGAAGAGTGTATGAAAATCGGACCAGAAGTCGCTGCAAAGTTTGACGAATTCCCCTATCTTGTACAAAAAGTAGATCTAGGACGATATGTTGTTGTTTACAATCATGGTGGAATTACAGTTGACACCGATATGAAATCTCTACGCTCTATTTCAAATACTCCAAATATTGATACTGCCGATATGATTGTAAGTTATTCCGCATTTCCAGCAAATATGCTCGGTATATTCAATAACGCTATGATTTTTGCTAAACCGCATCATCCTGCTCTTCACGAACTTATTCAAACTATTGTTGAGTCTTCCGTAAAAGAATCGGATTTTCCCAATAAAGAAATGTATATTAATGCGACTACAGCCTTTTCAAAATTTAACAAAATCGTAAATGCCCATAAGGATACTATTGTATTTTTAGATCATAAGTACTTTGAACCCTGTTTTTCAGTTGATCCTGTATGTAAACCTACATCGGCATCTATTATGGACCATAAACACGAACTATCTTGGTTTAATGGTTACACAAAAATTTTAGCAAAAATACTTATTGTTATTTTATACTTACTTGTCTTCGTCGTTATTCCTGTTGTTTGGGTTGGCTGGTTAGCCCGCTCTACACCGTTTATGCGAGGAATTTTCAAATGGTTTAGACGTTAGTAAGACCACTCAATACGATACTGAATAAAATCCTTGTTCAACCATTCTAGCGCCATCCTAAACTCATTATGGTCCTTTTCGGTCCAGTATGTTTGCTCCTCATCATAGGTCTTGACTGCGTCCCACGACGGATACTTCTCTAGAAATTCGTAAACAGATATATTGACAATATCCTTATTTTCAAAAACACACGTTGTATAGGCGTGAAAGATGCCTCCCCGCTGATTGATAAACCGCCGGTGCTCCTTCGGAACCACGAGTTTTGATAAGTCGTAAACTCGCATACGAGAACCGTCAGGAATATAGAAATAAGGCTTTCCTGTATCCGAACAAATCATTAGGTCGGTGCGAATGTTGAGATCAAACCCCATTTTACTTGTAATATATGATTATTATTGCAGGAGTGGGTCAATTTTTATGGGATATCTAAACCGGTTTGTTTCTATGAATATAAACCATAATGCCTATGGACCCCACTTTCCCAGTTTATATTGAGATTGAGAAGGGTGGTCTTATCAAATACGAATATGATAAGGACGAGGGGAAACTTGTAGTAGACCGTGTGATGCCTGCTAGCCATCCGTACCCTTATGCCTACGGCTTTTTTCCTAGTACATTGGGGTCGGATGGGGATGAACTTGATGCTCTAATTATTCGTAATAGCGATGGTATCAAAAATGATACAACGTATAATGCCTATATTATTGGCGCGCTGGTGATGGAGGACGAGCACGGAATGGATGAAAAAGTTTTATGTGTTTTAGGGGAAGATTACGGAAGGATGGGTGATATTGATGTTCTTAGTGAAGATATCAAAAAGACGATTGAAACGTTTTTCTCAACGTATAAGTTGAACATTCCAGGTAAATGGTCCAAAACGTACGGATATATCAGCAAGAATAAGGCGTACGATCTATATGTTGAGGCGCTTATTCGTTATTCAGCAGCTACTTGAAATCTGGATTCCATTCATTGATACCATCCTCTAGAAACTGCTTGACGAACCAGTTCATCATTTCTTTTGACTTGTAGTAACTGGCGTGTCCAAAGTCAATAATATACACCTTTTCGTCCTTTTCAATAAAATTATACGGAGTAATATCAATATATTCAATACCTTCTTTGTGATATAGTGTATGAATTATAGTACGAATAGAGACCCAAATACGAGCGGGAATATCCTTAGGGTCTTCTCCATACTTATCCGCAATACACATTTCCTGTAGGTCCTCCATATGAATCTCGCCCTCTGTTGTCTTATAGACTTTTGGGGCAAATCCGTAAGACGCTGCTACATTTTGAAGTTCTGCTTCATCCTCTATTGTATCAGGGCTGACCTTCTTTATAAATACCGCCATTATACTCAATGGTAGTATTTATATGTCCTCTTCACTTTTTGTCCTTCTTGTGTTTGAGAGTTTTCAGAAACTTACTATATACCTTCATCGCCTTACGCATATTCCGTGTCTGGTTGGCGTGGTACTTAGCACGGTAATACATCGTCGTCGCTGCTTGACGCTGATAAGGCGTCGGATACTTCTTGAGTTTGGCTACTGAATTTAGCGCCTTTTCTTCTGTACCGTAGCCCAAGGTTTTGAGTCTAGGATGCCCTTTCGGATTATCATTAAAGAGTTGCCCCATCTTACTTTGAACTATCAGAAAAAATTGAGGTTGCCGATTGGTTATAATCGGAGAGGTAACAATGGACGTTCTATACACATTTATTGATGAATTCTGTAAAGAGTACAATATAGACCCGAGCCACGATGTCACCCATTCACGTGATTGTGTTCGCTTTGCCGAAAAACTAATGGACTATTCATTTAGCGAAGATGAGAAGACGATGGCTCGCTACGCTGCTGCTCTTCACGATTGCGTAGATAAGAAGTACGTAGATCCTGAACTAGCATCCCTACACGTCCATCAGTTTCTAACAAGTATTGGTTGGTCCGATACGCGGGCGAGCGCGCTTCTCGCAATAGTCACTACGATGTCGTATAGCAAACTGAATGCGTTAACGGTAGATAGAAAGCCGGTCTTTCCTGACCATGGCGATTGGGGGAGGGTTTATCACATAGTGCGCCAGGCGGACCTGCTGTGCTCCTATCGCGTTCATCGGTGCTACCAATATCAGTTGCGTATTCATCCTGATTGGACGGAAGCGGAACATTGGGTGCGCGTAGGTGCGATGTTTCAGGACCGTATGTTCAAATATGTGACAAACGGTTGGTTTGTTTCACGGGAGGCAATGGCACTTATTCCTCCGCTCATTGAGCAGGCGAAGAAGGACCTTGAGGGGCGAAATGCTGTGGCACCGGCTGGGTACGGGGTCTAGATAAAACATAGTACGTAAGTAGAATATGCTACCATCTATTTCTTTACGTAGAACCGGACCCTATAAACAGAAAGAAACAGCGGGATTATTTGGAATGAAGGGTCACAACATTCCCGAGGTAAATCCTGACGATGGAAGTTATATGCCTAAGTGTGCTCAGGGTCCGTGCCTTCAGTATAGTTATAGCACAAATAGCCAAGGACAGAAAACAGAAACTTGCGAGCGTTACGGAGAGCCAACGCGCGTTCCAGAAAAGACGAATCTTTTTGACCCGCACTCCGATAAGGACCGCACCAGCTGCGGATTTGACTCCAGCCCCGTTGGCTTATTTAGCAGCAACGAGCCTACGTATTATGTATATTGGAAAGACAAGCCTATCGGCGGTAGACGTAAGAGTCGCCGACGAGCGCAGATCAAACGCAGAAAATCGTATCGTAAATGACGTATGTTAACAGTTTTTCCACCATTTGTTGGCTGACTTTGAGGATTTCCTGGCGTTTCGAACAATATCAGAATCAGGTCCTTTGGCGGTTTTGCCGCAGACGAGCAGGGAGGCGACGCGTGCGTAACCCCACTGCTGCTCGGTAGCGCCTGGACGGTGACCGGTGCGCCAGGCGGCTAAACCGCGGTTGTAAGAGGCTTTTAGGTAGCGAAGAGGAACGCCAGTGGCTTTCGCCTTTGCTTGTAGAGATTTGGTTTGGTTGGGGTCAATGCCTAGTTTTTTAAACTTACGGGTGAGTTGCTCGGTGTAGGACGAGGTCTTTGTCTTGACGCCTTTATCGGTTTTAAAACCTGTGTAGGCTTTTCGTGACCGCCAATTGATTTTGCCGAAGTGTTGAATCTCCTTATAACGCTTTGCTTTTTGGGTCTTGGATAGACCAGCGTAATAACGAGTAGGATGGTATTTACGGGTCGCCATTCTTAACTAGCCGGGCGATAATTAATCTCGTGGGAACATCATTAGCGATAGGATGACCACGAAGAAAATGAGGGTGTGTAAGAATAAGCCTACAGGTGTAGGAGCGCCGGCACTATTCGCAATTTCAGGCATAACATCGCCAAATATCCAATCGGTGATCTTATAAGTCTCAGGATTGGCGACTAAGAAAAAGACCAGGGCGCTGTAAAAACTATACTTTGCCTTCAAGAGAATATTCATTTACGGTTCTTTCTTGTAATGCGGCTAGATTTTATTTGAGTACGTCTGCCGCCCTTCTTCCGTGTTGCATTGAGTACCGATGGCTTATTACTTAGTTTTCCAATGGCTTCAAAGAGATTCTTCAGGTATAATGTCCAGTGGGTCTTATCCAATTTCGTTTTGTAGTTCTTGAGGAAAGCGGTCTTGAGCGGTCCGTTATCGTCAAAGCCGTCTAAAAATTCGTTAACGAGTTTTTCTACATCTTTGAAATCGCGGGCTTTGTCGCCCTTATCACCGTCTTCATACGCTTCTTGAAGTTTCTTGAGTTGTACATACTTAACATCACTATCAATGGATTTGCCACGACCTGGCTCACGTCCAACGGCTTCTGTTAACTGTTTGCCTACCTCGGTTGTCTTACGGGACTCCTTATCAGTTTTGGGTGGAGGTGGCATCTCGTTTGGCGGCGGTGGTGGCTGTTCATCATTGTTATTTGTATTATTGGTACTATTGTTTGTTGTGTCGTCTTCTTCACTGCTCGCAGATAAGCCGCGGGTCTTCTCTGGTCCAAATAATTTACGAGCGCTCTTATCATCTTTTTGAATCGGCTTAGGTATATTATTTGAATTCTCGTTATTCTTGATGTTGAGACGCTTGCGTTCGGGTTTGCCCTCCTCCTCAGCCTCCTCCTCAGCCTCCTCCTCCTCAGCCTCCTCCTCCTCAGCCTCCTCCTCCTCAGCCTTCTCCTCCACATCACTGCCCGCAGGCAATCCACGACTCTTTCTGGGTTCAAACGATACATTTTCCTCATCAGTATCGGCAATATTGCTGCTAGGCTCGGAATTATTATTACCAATTACTATCCGCTTCCGTTTCGGCTTATTATTCTTCTTATTCTCAAGCATCAACGGTCTGTTCATATTCTTAAGAAGCAGTTGCGGTTCTACCGGTTCAGGTGGCGTTGGCATTGGTGGTAGGGGTCCTGGTCCTGGTCCTAGCCCAAAAAGGTTTCGTGGATCCGGTAGATTGAATCCCTTTCTATTTTCAAGCATTAACGGTCCTGTTGGTCCAGCCGGCTGTTCATTCCAGTTTCCTAGAAGCGCCGGTGCTGGTGCTGGTGCCGGTCCTGGTAATTGATACGGTTCGTTTCTTGCAGGAGGCGCCGGCAATCCTTGTAGTTGTCCTCCACCGCAGCAGCGGCGCAAAAGATCCATCAAATCATCAACCTTTTGGTTGAGTTCGTCAAAACGCCGCGTATAGTCCCGTTCAGCATACATTCTACGCATTGACTCATCAATATGCGTAAACTGCGGTCCATAATCTACCGATGCCTGAGGTTGTATCTTACTTATCGCTACCAGTACCTCGTCAAATCGGTCCGGCAAACTACCACTTAAATCACTAATATTGCTACGAATGCTATTTATACCCTTCATCACTTCGGTGAATTTTGACTCCAATTTATCTATTCCCGCATTAACACCTGGTAAAATCGTATTAATAATTTCAAGGATCTTCGCCGGTCTATCTCCAACCGCTTCATTCACTTCATTGAGTTGTGTCTTGATTGCCTTTACAATGGCTAAAACAGAGTTATCAATATCATCGCCATTGATTTGAACGACCTCTTTCTTAATCTCTTTTAGTATAGTCATAATGTCTGGATTTTCTGTAAATGTTTTAACCTCTTCCGCCTTCTCGTCTGCGACACTCGCCTCAATTGGTGAAGGAGGGCTCTTACGTAAAATAGCTAAGATCTCCTCAAGAAGTTTCTTGAGTTCCGTATGGTCGCCATTCTTTGCCGCCTCAACCGCCGAAGACGCGTTCTTTACAACCGTTGACCGCTCAAGTAATTCTCTTAACATCTTATCCATATCGCCTAAACGCTGAAGAATGATTGAAAAATCGCTTGTATTACCCTTAAGTGCAGCAATATCGTTGTCCACATTGCCAGACGGCGCTGTCACTGCATTCTCTCCGTTCTCTCCATTTTTGCCATTCTTAGCCACTGCCTGCGTTTTCAAATGATCCACTATCGTTTGTACAGACGTTTTTAAACCTTCAATCTCCTTTATTATAGTACTATTATCGCAATTGACAATGGTTGTACAGTGAGAGCCCGTTGCGCCTACTGTGGTAGACACAGGAGGCTCTGGTGCGGCTACAGGAGGCTCTGGTGCGGCTACAGGTCCAGGCATAGGCGCATTTAGCCCTTTCGGACCCGTAGGACCTGTAGGACCTGTCGCGCCGGTTTCGCCCTTAGCACCTGTAGGTCCAGCCTTCGCATTTGCCATAGCCGATTGCGCTCCACCCCTTGAATCGTATTTACCCGCGTTCTGCGCTAAGCACTTCTGCTTATCTTCGGGATTGGTAACACCATCGTCGTATAACATTGTATCAATCTCAGCAATCATATTATTCTCTTTTGTTCGCAATGCAGGACTTGTGCCTGTGCTCGCAACGCTATTTACAATACGTGCGCGCTTCAAGCAAAGAATCTTACGAACCAAATCAGGCAGGGGCGTTGTCCGCTTGCCAACAACCCAGTTTAGAAAATCGCGAATCTGATCAATATTTAGACCAAGACGCTCATTAAATACAACGGCATTATTCTTTCGGATAAGTATTCCGAATTCTATTAATGCAGTTTCGTCATTCGCGATGTATCCACGTGGGGACTCCTGACGAAGTTTTACACTATCAGGATCGTTTGCGATTGTATAACCTAATAATGTAGCCATACTCTATTATTAGGTGAATGTATTATTTTGCCAATTATTCCGGGCTCTGCTCCCTACGTATTTCTTCATTTAGAGAAGCAAGCATCGCCTTCTCCTCATTTGTATATTCTTGCTCTTGAGGATTGGTAATCTCTGCCAATAAGTCAGTTCGCTTTCTCTTTAATATTCTAAGAACCAGTTTTTTTAGAAGTTCAGATTGCTTTGCAGGAGTCTTCTTTAAAAATTTATTATACTTCTTTTTATTATTTTTGACTCTTGCTTCCGCCTCTTTTTCTGCTTCTATTGCATCATCTTCAACTAGACCAATATTTCTTGCCATACGTATGTATTCTTCTCTTTGCGGATTTGATGGCGGCGGTGGATTATTAGACGAAAATCCAGATAGATTTGCTACAGGGGTTACAAGGGGAGACAGACCCTCTGGCATTACAGGAATCTTTGGTCGAACTACCCGCCGAGTAAGATTTCGTCCGTTGTTGTTCGGCTTTTTATTCTTCTTTGTTTTGAAAAACCGATTCTTTAATTTTTGAAGAGTTGTGCGCTTCTCTAAAGGTTCTTGCGGTGACATGGCTGCCCGTTGTGCTGCCGCCCATGTTTCAACCGTTGTCGGCTCTTTTGGTTCGTAATAATTACTATTTGTTGATGGTGGAGATTCTGGTTTTGGATTTTTGCCCTTGAAAAAAGCGCCTAACTTCTGCGCCATAGATGGCTTCGGCATATCTAGAACAATTGATTGGTCGTTGTTGACCGCTTCCTCTGCTAATTCTGTAGCTTCAGCAGTAGATTCACCATTGCTTTCAGTATTGCTAAATGTTCCGTTTGTTTCAGAATTATACAATGGTAGGCTCTCTGGAATCGGTAACGGAGGTGGCGATGCCCGTTCTGCCGCTTGTGCCGCCGCTTGTGCCGCAACTGAACCTGGTCTTGGTGTAGACGCCGGTGGTGGTGCTGGTGCTGCTGGTGCTGGTGCTTGTCCTTGTACTTGTACTCGCGGAATGCCTAAGGTTGCTGCAACTGAACCTGGTCTTGGTTCTGCCCTTGCTAATATATTTCTGAGTGTAGCATCATCCATCTCTTTCTTCTGCTTTGGAACTCCTGGTGCTTCTAACAATAATTGAGGAGGTGCGCCAATGGCAGCGGCTCTTGCTGCTGTTAGCGCATTACGAGGTTCTTGTGGCGCCGGCGGTGCCTGATTTCGTCGTGTTGTCGCATTGTTTCTATTCTTCTTATTTTTGCGGGTAAACATACGGTTTAAAAACGTCTGTGGCTTCTTTGCAACCGACTTGAAGAGGTCCAAAAGCACCGCTTGTTGGATAGGTGTCTCTGTCGGTACAGCCCATCTCATCAAATTGCTAATCGGTGCGTACTTTTGGTCCGTCGCATTTTCTAACCATTTTATAATATCATTTAACTTACTTGACGTAGGCTTTGAATAGAACCGATACGGTTTCTTATCAGTTACTGTAAGCGTATTACATATTCCATAATATGCGATATCTACTTGTCCCTGAACTTTTAGATCGGATGCTAGTTGCGGTGGTATATGGTTTCCACCAAACGCATTCTTAAAAAACGCATCATTTATTGTGACAGACCGTCCATCTGCTGTAGGACGAGGGATATTACGCTCTCTATAGAATAAGTATATCAACTGCGGGCTAATATCCAAGACGTAATTCTTATTCTTCGCAAATAGATCACGAATGAGAAGGTAATCGGTAATATGTCTACCTTGAATATTATAATCAAAATCGTTGTTTTCGGTATAATCAATATCCTGCGTTGTAAGAATTGTTAGATGGTGCATACCCTCGTTTGTAAAATATTCGTGCCGTGTTATATCACGAACCGAAACATCTACAGCGTTCACCGAAGTAGGCGTTTGCATATTAATATCGTTTCCATTTCCTGAGGGCCAATCGGCGTGTTGGAATAAGTAGGTGCGTTGACTGGGCGTTCGTTCTATCGTTTCATAAAACCGTTCAAGCAGACCTGCAGCGGTTTCTCCTAATTTATTACACTCGTGGGCTAAGATTGGATTAACGCCATTTGTTCCGCCATTAATGAAATTACGGTATAATCCATTCATCTCTACCAATTTATCGGCTGGAACGTCTAAGAATTTCAGGGAAGCTGCAAGCTTGTCACGAGACCCCTTAATTGCCTTATTCCAGTCTGCCAAAAACTTCGTTTCTGTTGCCGGATTCAAATCCGCATTTGCTAAATCAATATCTTCCTGATGCTTTATGGAATGAAAGAAGTACAAAGAACGCTTGAACTCCTCTTCGTGCTTTTCACGCTCTGCCGGTCTAGGTCGTCCTTCACACTGATTATTAATCTCTTCATCAGTGGGAATTACACCCAAAGGTGGTCCGCGCTCTGGTCCGCCTAAGGGGACTTCTGTAGACCGTTGAGTAAAAGGGCTTTCACCGGCACGGTTGGCACTTGGTACCATAGGATTCTCTTGCTGGAATTCTTCTGTCTCTTCATCTGCTAGCGGTACCTGACCAGACGGTCTTGTAAACGGACTCTCGCCAGGATGGTTTACAGGTCCTTCATTATTAGGCGATGCTCCTAGATTAATCTGCGGTCCTGGCGCGCCGCTTAATGGCTTCTTACCAAACTTTCGTGTAAACCACGAGGGTCTATTCGGCTGCGTTGCTGGACGATTGAAATTTACTTGCGTTGTTTCTTTTGTAAATGGAGTCTTACCCGTCTTTCGTGTAAACCACGATGATTTGGTTGACGTAGATGAGTTAGAACTTACGGATGGTGCTGTAATTGCAGAAGCCGCATTTTCAGGTTCCGCGGTTGATTCTGGCGGAGATGGAACGGCTGGCTGAGGATTTTCTTCCGTCTGACCTGGCAAAATCAACGTAAACAGTTTATTAACATCTGCCGGTGTCGCCGGTGCAGATGGGACTGGTGCCGATGGTACTGGCACCGACGGCAATGCGGAAATAGGAGATGCTACCGGGACTCCCGCTTTCATTATCAACGTAAATAGCCGATCCACATCATCTAAATTTTCGCGCTTAGGTTTGAGATCATTCAAAATCTGGTTGTTTATTGCTACCGATATATCACCCCAAGGCTTCTTCTTATTCCAATTATCCTTATACATATCCTTGCTTCTTGATTGTGCGGCAAGGAGCGTCTCCCATAGTACACAGTGTACTACTTCACAATCTTTTGCTAACATAAGACTTGAATCCGACTGGCATTTCGGCAATTGTTTGAAAAACTCTGCCATACGACCATTAAGGCACGATGACTCGTTTTCCTTAAGAGTCCCCAAGGCTTGTTTATCAATACCTAGTGCCAATAGAATCTTATCCTCTTCCGGTACCAACTGATAGTTTGGATCTGTTGGATTTTTAAAATACGCTTCACGTCGGCGATCGTCTACATTTGTAACTGGCAGGGTAAAACCCTGATTCGCCAAAAAAACAGTTACGGACATCTGCCCCTTCCTACTTAGGCATCTGTGGATTTTACACGGACTGAACCTCGTTCGGTTACGGTTTAAAATGTATGTTCTTTTTCTATGCTTAGAACACGATGACCGACACCGCTCATTCAACGTTACTTACCTCGTCTGCGCCTCTTGGTTTGGAGCGCCGCGCCGTCACCTTCAAAAACCAGAAGAGGGTACTATGCAAACAAGATCAAGTCGTCCTATGGCTACAGGAATTTTATACCGTTCCGGGCAATCTAGAGAAATTGCTATCTATTTTACAAGGTAACTCCGAAATCAGCCTACGTCTAGTTGATTACTTTGTTACCAATTACGCAAAGAAGATGAATACCTCGTTTACCAAGGAGAATCGCCATTTCCTCGTTTATTTCAATTACAAGCGCGAACTCAATGCGTATTCTAAGCGTCTTTTTGACCCATTTTGTCGCCGTGAACGCATTCAGTTTGAGGCGCGCGGTCAGACCCCTTTCGTCACCACCGTCGGTCAACTCAACTTCTTCCGATGGTTCATTGAGAAGGAGATTTATGACTATGTTCTAGCAAATCGCGAGTCTATTGAAAAGGATATGAACAATACGCTTAAGGAGCACTATTCCCGATCAAATAGCACAGTATCCGCGGGAGCATCTGAGTCTCTAACAAATAGTGTTGCGTCTGGTGTGTCGGCTGGGGCGGGGTCTGCCGCAGGCTCCGATATCTCTGTCGCTACGCCGCCGGTGGCTGGCGACACAGTCAAGTCGTCCCGTAAGAAGCGTTGCGAGCTCACGACTTCCGCCATGAAGAAGGTGAATATTCACGAGTGCGAGGTGGTCGTCTCGTTTAGTTAGACCAATAATCATTTCAAATCAGGGCAGAACGTGCCGGTTTGTAAAACCGGCGGTTTAATTGTGGAGACATAATAAGATGGGGCTATTGGTTGGTATACGCGCCTGGTTAATACGTATATGGCACTTTTTACTGTGCTCTATAGTCATCTTTGGTGCATTATTTTCAACAAATTTTCAGGAATGCTTCGTTATCTTAGGACTATTAGTGTTTATCATTGCCTCGCAGCGGGTTTACAAACGCTGTATATTTACAGAGTATGAGAAAGCCGACGGGCTTCCAAGTATGTCCGAAATTATGAAGAGTATTGTATTACACAATGATTCAACGGTGCCCCTGGCGTCGTTTGAACTTATGCTCGGTAACATTTTTGTATTTATTCTCGTATTCCGTATGATATCAATGGCGGTAATACCGTCAAAAATACTCTTTGCTTGATTTATTTCTTTTTAAACACCATTTCCAGCACAAAGAGCTGGCTTGGATTGCGCGCTGGCAATATCTTATACTGCTTAGGATACTGCCTGACCGAATGAAGTAGTCGTACTTCGCACCAGTGCTGATAGTTCGCCTTCTCTTTTGCACTCTTAGATTTCGTATCCTTCCACTCCCTCAGATTCTTATTATGCCACGCAACACCATAACGGTCCACGCCGTTGCTGTCGTCCAGCGGTACTAGGGCAACGGGGAAATTCTCCCAAATACCCTTACGTAGTTTGAGATCCGGTACCTTAAAATCGTCTAATATTTCCTTAACATCCGCCGCCACATTTCCGTAGCGATTACCGTTGCCAATACGCATCGTATTATTTCTATTAATAATTGCGTGAGCTTTGTGCGGTTTATTATTACGGGTTTTATTTACCGCAAAAAATTTAGGTTTCTTCTCGTTTTCCGCAACTATATTTCCCCATTTGACATTTCCGTTTAGCATTGCCTGGTAAATGGGGTCTTTAGCAAGTGCTTCCGCAAGTGCCTTTGAGGGAGACTTCGGCGACGGCATTCCTTGTAATGGATTGCGGATTTACTTATGCCGCCAATCATCCTGCTTCGGTCGCAAAAGTTCGTACGCTTGAAGTGATTGAATATCGGTCGCCGCCTTTGGTGGTAGCCAACGGTCTTGAAACTGTCGTTGCGTAAGGGACCGATCCGTATCCGTATTGAGTTCGCGGTTGTCCTCGTAGACTGCCGCCTTAAGTTCGCGTATAATATTACGTGACCCATCCCCCTCCGCATCCAAACGCTGCATGTACGGATTATTTGACATCTTTTTTGCAGGAGGGGTAATAGGACCAGGTGGCGGCGCTACACCTAAAGAATCCGCTGTCGCCGGACCCCGTTTAGGATTCGGTATATATTCTGGTTGATTACGATACTGAACCGTATTCGTACGTGACGGAATCGGATTCATATCCATATATGCCGGAGGGTTCCGCTCAAGATTGTGTGAGGATACCTGTGTCGGCGGAGTTGCGTGGAAGAAGTCCCATGCACGGCTATTAATCGCATCGCGCGCATTGTACTCTCTACGTACTCTTACTACAGGGCAACTAGGAGGTAAAATTGTAGGATCGCGGAGACCAGGGTAGCCGTACCGCTTTGACCTTTCATAGGCATCCCAACGTTCTTCTGTTGAATCCATTCTATCTTTGGTAATGTTCTTCTATACGGACTATACCGCTTTGAGCGCTTCACGAATATAAGATCTTGTAAGGAGTCTAAACCTTTGGCGCATTAAATATAATAATAGGAAATGTTTCGTGTAAAGACAAGACGAGTGAAGCGTGCATCATCTCCATTACCCGTAATTCCTCCATCACCACTCCATAGTTCGTCAGCGATTACTGATATTTCAGGGTCTGTTCCTCCTATGGATATATCAGGTGCCTTACTGGCAGCACCTGCACCTACAACATTAATGGGACGTCTTACGAATTTCTTTGAAGCCGAATCGCACGCTGCCTCTACTACCAAGCCGTGGCTAAGATTAGAGCGCGGTCTCCGTCTACAAAAACTACGTACTTTCGCCGAATCGTATCCAGGACTATCCGTAGAGGAGAAAGAGAATCTTAATAAGGCACTTGTAAAGGCTAATGACTCTAAACTTCTTAATACAAAGCAACAACTCGTTTATGAAGAGGGAAAGATTCTAAACATCCGTGGTTTAAAAATAATACGCGATGGAGATCCAACACACTCGGCGTCCTTCAAAATTGAGGTACATCGTCTAACCAAGAAACGAGGCACAAGTGACCCATGATACCACGAAAACAACAAAAATGTCTACTAATATAGGAATGCCTTACTCCGCATCCATTTTATGGTTGGATGATTGGATATCGGTAGATCCGCCTCTGCTTCTTGATGAGTACGACTTAACGGCGTGGATGGACCAAGAGATGACAGAGGCGAATAAATTCTTCATTGATACCGCCTTTAAATCTACGCGTGCAAAAAACGACGCAATTGTCATCCTCCGCGCAGTTTATTACGAGTATTTCCTGTTTTGCCAAGAGATTGCGTTAAAAAATTTGGATGCGCATCCTGAAAATGTAAAGCGTCTCAAAGAGTTGCCACAATCCGCACAGAAATCGGCGATGTGGCATAACGAAACCCTAGAACTTCTAACAGGTCACGAGTTCGGCAACGTTGTTTATGGAACGGCAAACGGAAAGGGTTTGGTCGCCGCAAAGAAGTGTGGAACACCCGTAGTCGTCAACGAGCACGAGCAGGCGACCACATCACAGACCGTATATACCTTTGACGCCGAAGGGAAACTATCGGCGTTCAAATGGGGGTGGCGATTTGAGCCAGTTGTGCGCGATCTGTACGAGCGGTGTTTTGCCGAAGGCGAAGTATTTGACGGTTTAGGACGTATTCGGCATCCGTTTCTGCCGCGTTTAGCAGCGTCGCCTGATGGCATTATCACCAGCGGACCCCGGTGCGGACGGCTCGTTGAAATTAAGTCCCCTATTACCCGTGAGCTCAACGGTATTATTCCACCGGATTATTACTGCCAAATGCAACTTCAAGCCGAAGTCTGCGATGTGAATGCGGTGGACTACATTGAGATGCGTTTTACATCTATGATGCTCAAAAATGCGAAGTATTCCGCCGCGGTTTCGGCAAAGAATCCGTGGATGGGCAAAATCATGGTTGTTGCTAAACCGCCTGTAAAGGTCGCAGTTGAGCGGGAAACGGGAACTGTAATGGAAGATAAGTACGACCTTGAGACATATGAATACCGTTACAGTCCTTTATTTCCTTCCACGGAGTCTGGATTTGCAGAATGTTGTGCCTGGATTCCGAACAATATAGATGGATTGGTAGTGCTGGAGGAGACGGTGTGGTACGTCTATGACCTGTTCACGAAGACGGTTCCGCGCAACCGTCGTTGGTGGGCAGAAGTAGGGCAGCCGGCGTACGAGGAGTTCTGGGTTGAGGTGGAAGCGGCACGAAAGGACGGACGCTATGGTGAGAAGGCGTTGTTTGTTTTGGAATCGGACTCCGATTCGGATAAAGAGGCTGTGGTTGTAGCTCCCGCGGCTATTGGTTGGCTCGGTGTAGACTCAGATTAGTATATAAAGATATGATAATTTGTATAAACAAATGAACGTTTTTATACAAATTGGCACAAATAACGGCGATGACAATTTTCGTAAGCTTGTTCTAAAACATAAACCTAGTCGTGTAATTTTAATTGAACCAAATTCGAATCTTTATGATGTAATTCTTAAAAATTATAAAGATATTCCAAACGTAATTATTCTGAATCGTGCTATTTATTACGAAGACAACAAGCCTATTGATTTGTATATTGGTGCCAAAAACAAAGAGTACGGATCATTATCTGGTAACGGTATTATTTATACAGATTCACAATTTTCACTTGTGCCGATGAACGATTGGGGTGACAAATCTGATATGGTAAAAATTACAGCAAACAGTATTCGGTTTGATACTCTTTGCTCTATGTTGAATATTTCAGAGATTGATTATTTACAAATAGATACAGAAGGCTTTGATAGTGAAATTATTGATATGATTGATTTTAATATATATACTATTCATCTACTCCGTTACGAAAATTGGGGGTTTAATACGGAAGCATTTACAAAACACAACGACGATAAGGCGCATATACTCGGCAAAGCAGGAATGGAACGAACCGCAAATAAACTCGCTGCTTACGGCTATACACTTAATAATATTAGGGATGAAGACGGAAATGATATTATTGCGAGTCGCAAACCTTTAAAGGAGATTATAGAATTTTATAAGATTAATTAACGCACTGGGTTTGGCGCGGGTAATTTGTGCCATCTGCCGGCGTTTGTCCTATTCCGCCCGTCGCCGGCTCATAAAACGTGCCTAAAAACTCGTGGAACGGCGCTGAGCAGGAATCGGGGTACTTTCGGGGATAGTTATTGGTGCGTTGTAAGTAATTCCGGGTCTTCTTCAGCACTTCGCCGGCATCGTTCTGGTAACATACTTGCGATGTCGTCTTATCCCAGCCCGCCTCCGCCTCCAATACGCCTAATGGTTGAATGTGCGGCGCTAAGAGTTTTTCCGTAGAAACGGAGAAAGCGTCGCCTGGTGAAAGCTGATCCGGCTCCGATGCGCCTACCGGTCCCTCACTTTTAGATGTGTCATACTTCCAGTCCTTGAACCAGAAACCATTGTTCGCTAAGTCCTCTACCGCCTGAAATCCTTCGTGTAGCCGAAATTTATTGAGGCGCGATAAGCCCACCAGAGCAACGGCAAATACCGCAAAGGAAAATACAAGCCAACCTGTAGCCACCATCTTGTTTAGGGATGCGGTAAAAAATTGAGTTCCTTGATGCGTCCGAAATTGGCGAACACATTTCGCAACAATGGAACAGAACATGCAAGTTGTGAAGCGCGACGGACGTAAAGAGGATGTAGCATTTGAAAAGGTACAGGAACGTATTACGAAAGCGGCGGCGGGCTTGACCGTTAATCCTACGAAGGTTGCGCAGGGCGTCCTAGCGCGTATCGTAGATGGTATCACGACCACCGAACTTGACAATATTACCGCAAGCCTATCTTACTCCTGGTCCACCATTCATCCCGACTATGCCGACCTTGCCAGCCAGGTTGCTATCAGCAATCACCAAAAGAATACGCCCGCTACTATGCTTGCCGTCGTGGAGGTGCTGGATGCCGTTTGCGATAAGAAGGGGGAGCCGGCATCCCTACTTGCGCCTGAGTTTGTTACGCTCGTCAAGATGAACGCTGACTTGATTGAGTCACATATCTGCTACGACCGTGATTTTCTGCTGGACTACTTCGGACTCAAGACGTTGGAGCGCGCCTACCTACTGCGTGATACGAACCGTCGTGTTGTTGAGCGTCCGCAGCATCTGTGGATGCGTGTAGCCCTTGGTCTATGGAGTACGGACTTGAAGCGCGCATTTGAGACGTATGACCTGATGTCCCAGAAGTTCTATACTCACGCAACGCCTACCCTGTTCAATTCCGGCACAAAGCGCCCACAGCTCTCCTCGTGCTTCCTTTTGGCGATGAAGGATGACTCCATTCGCGGAATCTACGATACCCTCCAGGATTGCGCACTCATTAGCCAGTATGGCGGCGGCATCGGTCTTCACCTGTCCAATATCCGTGCCACTGGGTCTTTGATTAAGGGCACCGGCGGTATTAGCAACGGCATTGTCCCAATGCTCCGTGTATTCAACAACACGGCACGCTATGTGGACCAGGGTGGCGGCAAGCGCAACGGCTCCTTCGCAATGTACCTAGAGCCCTGGCACGCCGACGTAGAAGACTTTCTAATGATGAAGCGTAATACCGGCTCCGAGGAAGAGCGTGCTCGTGATCTCTTCTACGCACTATGGGTTCCTGACCTGTTTATGGAGCGCGTAGATGCCGGTGGCGACTGGACGCTGTTCTGCCCCAATGAGGCACCAGGACTCGCCGATGTTGTCGGTGAGGAGTTCAAGGCGTTGTACGAGCGGTATGAGGCGGAGGGACGCGGACGCAAGACGGTGAAGGCGCAGAAGCTCTGGTTCACCATCCTAGAGTCGCAGATTGAGACCGGTACCCCCTATCTTCTCTATAAAGACGCTGCGAATCTCAAATCTAACCAGCAGAACCTTGGCGTCATCAAGTCGTCCAATCTGTGTACGGAGATTCTGGAGTACTCGTCAAAGGATGAAACGGCGGTCTGTAATCTCGCCTCTATGAGCCTGCCCGCCTTCGTCAAGGATGGTGCCTTTGATTTCAAGAAGTTCCGCTCGGTAGTCAGCGTAGTGATTAAGAATCTCAATCGGGTCATTGATATCAACTTCTACCCGATTCCCGAAGCAGAGCGCTCCAACAAGCGTCACCGCCCAGTGGGTCTCGGCGTTCAGGGGTTGGCGGACGTCTTTGCAATGCTCGGACTGGCGTGGGAATCTAACGAGGCGGCGATGTTGAACAAGCGTATCTTCGCCCATATGTATTACGCCGCGGTGGAGTCATCATGCGACCTGGCTGGAGCAGAGGGACGCTATGAGACGTTCGTTGGTTCCCCAGCGTGGAAGGGTAAGTTACAGCCCGATCTATGGAATATTAACCCAATTCAAGATGAGGGTCTGGACTGGGATGGGCTTATCAACACTGTGCGCCGCATTGGCATGCGAAACTCCCTACTTATTGCTCCAATGCCAACCGCCTCCACGAGTCAAATCCTCGGCAACTGTGAATGTATCGAGCCCTATGCGACGCATATCTTCACGCGTCGTACCCTTGCCGGCGAGTTCATCGTACTCAACAAGCACCTTGTCAAGGCGCTCCTCGCACGCGGTCTCTGGTCAACTGAAATAAAGGATGCCATTATTCGCAATAACGGTTCGGTCACTGGAGTAGACGGTGTACCCGAGGATATCCAAAACGTATTTAAGACCGTCTGGGAAATCAAACAAAAGACGTTGATTGATATGGCGGCGGATCGCGGACCGTACATCTGCCAGTCACAGTCGTTAAATCTGTTCTTGGGCGACCCCGATTTCCGCAAGCTGTCATCTATGCACTTCTACACTTGGCGCAAGGGACTCAAGACCGGTATTTACTATCTGCGCACACGGGCGGTAGCATCGGCACAGAAGTTCACCGTTGAGCCGGCAGCAGCACCTGTCGCACCTGAGTTAGCACCGGTAAAAGAAGAGAAGGAGTGTCTGATGTGCTCTTCTTAAATTTAAAGATATATCAGTATTTTTACTATAACAATGTCGGTATTTACGACTCTGATTTACGGTGAAGATGAGGGGCACCCAATCGCCAGCTTTACAAATGCTACACTTTCAGATGCCGCTATCATTACCATTGCCTATTTACATACCCTAGGCAGTCTAAATGTAACGGACGATTATATTGCCGAGCATTTTACAAACCCCTATACTGTTAGCAACCAAGAGCCTCCCCGTGCCGATGGCTTGGTATCTGTTCATAATGTTAGATTTACCTACAAGGGTGATGAAGAGATTTCTATGATGTACAGTGTCCATACCACAATCCACGACCGCACGTGCCGTTGTCCGATCCATCGCACACTTGAAACTCTCACCCTTGATGCTCAGGCGCTGGCTTAGTCGCTTGGTCGCAATGAATCATACAAAAAACGGCACCTTCGGTGCTCGTTTTCTGTATGTCCATTGCTTCAAAATTTGATGGCTTAAACTTGAAATCCTCAGAAGGTATAGAGGTATAAATGAAGTTTTGTACTCGGTGCGATAACATGTACGGTTATGATATCACACCGACTAGCGCAAATCTCAAGTGTAATACGTGCGGACACTCCGAACCGTTCAAGCCCACTACGAAGGAGGACGCCCTGGTCCTGGAGACGAACTTCCGCTCAGGCTCGTCCGCTGGTGGTGCCGCATCCGGTATCACCGTAAACGCCTACACGCGCCAGGACCCGACGTTGCCCCACGTCAAGACCATCAGTTGCCGCAACGGTGAGTGCCCCTCCATAGCGAATGCCGACCTGCGCGACGTCATTTACATCAAAACCGACCCTACAAATCTCAAGTTCCAGTACATCTGTAATGTATGCGAAAGCCAATGGACCAATTAGATAAAGCCCGGTTTATCTAAAGTACATACTAGAAGACGAAGGTAATGGCTTCTACATCTGCTAAGCCCGTCGGTGAATTAAAGAAGATCGTGTCATTGATTGACCGCTCCGATTTTGATGAATATGTCTATCCACCCAATTCATCAAAAACTAAATTCCGTCCCGAAAATGAACACTACCATAATTTTACCCAAGAGACTGCGACCTGGACGTTTCAAGGCTCGCCAAACTGGGGGCAGCGTATTACCTTCGCCGTACCTTGGCCCTGGCAGGGTGACTTCCTAAATTGGATCGCCCTACGACTCAAACCGCTTACCTGGTTACCTGGAAATACCGCAGATCGCATCGGACCTAATATCCAAAATCTAGTTCCCTTAGACGAAGCAGACTTTTTCGTTTGGGCACAAAGTCTCGGCACCATCGCAATCGCCAAAGCAGAAATGGAGGTAGACGGTGTTATTATTGAAACATTTAGCGGTGACTGGATCAATACGTGGAATAAGATGAATCATAGTGTCACTACCGCTGTAGCATATGATGATGGCATCTACAATTCATACGTTAATCCAACGGTGAATAATGTACTTGTAAGTGAAGATGGTTACATATACTGCTATTTACCTTTTTGGTTTGCAAAGCACGTTAATACCGCCTTCCCCCTTATATCATGCAGTGGTCCTAATACAGTCAGGTTTCATATTACACTCCGTCCCTTCAGTGAGGTGATTCGTAAAATCGGCGCACCGCTCAACTGTGGAGAAACACCGCTAGGCACAAGCTTTCAGGTCCGTGATTATACTTATCCCTTTCGTAAGTTTGAGACAATTACAGTCAACTATGCTCAACCTGGATTTCAAACAGCGGATTTAGTATGTGGTATTTCCCATATAGACGGCGAACTGCGCGAGGCGTATATGCACGATACACACGAAATTTTGATGGAACAGGTCGTGGAAACACAGTTCTCCGAGCCGATAAAATACGTCACAAATACGTCCATCGGTAATACGATTAAGATTCAGTTGCCAATTACGACGGCGAACGGACCGATTCGCCAGTTAATTTTCTTCTTACGTCGCAATGCTACTGTTCGGCAGTATAATAATTGGAATAATTATTCGGCACTGCTGGAGAATGAGTATGACCCTGTTTGGAATCCTTATCGTCCTCTGCTGGTTCACGCCCAACTGATGGTCGGTACGGCTATATGGGCGGACCAACCCGAGCGCTGGTGGCGGGCAACCGGCAATGTAGTACTACCTGGTGGTATACGCGGCTACGGTAATTACATTTATGCTTATAATTTCGCCGAGAAGCCGGCAGAGTTTGATCCCAGCGGCACCCTCAATCCTGACCGCGTTGATATGAAGTTGAGCCTGGTTGTAGCACCACCTGGCGGCTCGGCGGATGCGGAATGGACGGTTTCGCTATTTGTAGTCGGCACCAACTGGATACGCTTCCAGAACGGGCTGTCTAACTTATTGTTTATGGACTGATATGGGGATTTAAGGATAACACTCGTGTATCTTCTTGAAGCCTTTTTAGCATAGTGGTATTGCACCTGTCTTGTATCTTTCAGATAACGTAAACAGGAGGTCCGCGGTTCGATTCCGCGAGGAGGCATTCGGATATCATACCATTGTATGGTTTGATATTTGATTTTAATAATTATAGGATAAGTTTCAATATCTTCTCCGCCTCATCATATTCATCATAACTATCTTTATGTGTATTAGAAATATCACTGTATCCTGCATACTGCTTTGCTATGAATGGAACAGTTATCCATAAACGCATTGTTTTACGGTACAATGAATCACATTGCTCTTCTGGCTCTCCTGGCTCAATATCCATAATATCTAAGACACGGTCATACGTATCGCTATGGATTAAACAAAAATGCGCACCGAATCCTCTTGCAATATATATAGTTTGCTCTTCATTTACTAAACCGCATCCCGTTACACCAGTAAGACCGCCCATAAAAAAGTCCCAATGTTGCCGTGTACCCCATAAGAACAGTAAAAGTTTCGTAAAACGCTGTTTTGCCTCAGGTGTTAGCATACAATCATCTTCTAGATAGAGTACCCAAGGATAATTACGCTCTTTCGCGATTTTAACACATTTTAAATGAGATAAGTAACAACCCTTCCATCCAGTAGTGTGCTTTACGGCGGACACTCGTTCAAGTTTCACCGGCCAGTCCTGAAAATCCTTTTGTATTTGTTCCCATTTGTCCGTACGATTGTCAAGATTAATGACGAGTATCGGAGGAAACTCCATTTATATGGAAATGATGTTTGTTCTTTATATGAGATGATTTCTTATGTATAAAATGATGATATATAAAGAACATTAGACTTGCAACATGAAGAACGATAAGTAGCATAATCGGCCACTTCGGCATATTCTCTATATTATATTCATAAATTGAAGTAAGAACCAATGGATGATAGTCAAGAAGATATCAAAGAAGAGGTGAAAAAAGATAGTAAAGCAAAACGGATACTACGAGAAATCCGTGACGGATTAGTAGCAGTTATTATTGCGCTTACCCGTGTTGTGTTTTTCTGGCTGCCCGGTGGTGATACAGCACACGGACAAGCCCTCATGGCACTCCATCCGATGATTATCGGCTCCGTTATTTCGCTCTTTTTCATATTACCACCCCATCATCCTGGGCGCTTAGTGATCTTAGCGGTTGCTTTAGTTGTGATGGCAACGCAGTGGCTATTTGGCTGCGTCATCACCCGCGCCGAACAAAAACTCACTGGAAACACCGAAACCATCGTAGATCCGTTTCTAGGACTCGCAAATATCGCCGTGAACCGTGATACCCGTCAAGCCGCAACTCTCGCTGTCGGCACGGCTATTGCTGTTGTAATGGTACTTGTTGTAGCGTGTGATACGTTTTTACGGTGACCTAAAAAATTGATTAAACGACATTGACTAGTTTGGAATCACCAAATGGTTAAATTCAATGAAGAGGTCTTGCGTAAGCCCGAGATGATTAAGGAGGATATTAAGAGTCTTCGTACTCTCCATCCTAAGTTTGCCAATATCGCAGATATTGCTGAGATATGTCTTAAATCTAAATCTGCTAATGAGTACCTTGAACAAATCGGCGCTGAAGCCATCGGTGCTGTTCATAGCAAAGAAAAACATAAAGGTGATGGTAAACTTGACGGATTTGATATTGAGGTGAAGCCCAAAAAGCAATCACCTGGAGTCGCAATGATTGGTTGTATAAACGATGATACCGCTATGATACTACTCAAATCACATAAGACAAACTCGTATATTGTATTTCTAAATGCACCTAAGGACGCTAGCCGTATTAACTACGCAATCTGTGTTCCTTACAAATACTTTGAGGCTGGGCGGTATGAGAAGATTGTCCAACGCCTCAAGCTCAATACCGATAACTGGAAGTGGGGCGAGACCCTTCCTACAGATCCTGTTCAGCGCCTGAAGTGCCTAGAAGAGCTCGTGAAAATGCATCAGAAGGAGACGTATGTACGCAGTAGTAATCTAACACTAGATGTAATAAAGGATATTCCAAAGGAGGAGGTTCTTTTCTGGAAGCACCCTGATCTGGAGAAGAAAAAGCTTCATAAGATTCTACAGACATTTTGCTAGAACAACCGCTTGAAGCAGAATGTCTCCTCCTCCGATAGCCGCGTTTCCTTTTTTACCTTTACAATACTTTTCGTGCCGTCTTTGCCAATTAATTCCTCCTCCACTTCTTGAATGCGGCTGACACCAGGACGCGCCGACCCCGTCATCGCCACCGTCTTTACCAGCCGCCACCCAGCAATCTCGTGTATCTTTTTGACCGTGTCAGCCAGCGGATACGCCTTATTTGTCCTAAAATTCTTGACACTCCAACAACTCGTGCCAGTTGGTTTGAGAGCGGCAAGGCAACCTAGAATAGTCGGTCTAAGCCATTTTGTTACCCAATCGTCCCAAGTTGGATACTTCGTTGTTGATTGCTCACCGGCGGTGTAAATCTCCAAGTTGAAGTATGGCGGGCTGGTGAGTACCATATCAAATTTCGGCATTCCCTGGATTTCTAACAATGAGTCCTCAATGGTTTGGGGCAGCAAATGTACGCGGTCGGTGTCGGCGTACATAACGGGGTCGGTAACAATAGCATCAAGTGCTGCAAAGGTAGTCGGATCCGGCTCACAGCCCACATAATACGTATCAGTGTCGGCGGCAAGGGTGCCCAACATCCGCCCGCCCCAACCGATACACGGATCTAGCACCAGTTTGGCGTCAAAGTACTGGACAATCGCCTTTGTCGTCGCGGCGCCGTACTTCGTAACATTTCCCAGTCCGCCCATCATTGTGAGCATACGGCGCAGTTCGCTCACATACGGCGTAGAATGCATTTTTACATTTTGTAAAAGCGCCTTCTCCATTGCTGCAAGGGTAATAAGGCTGCGCACGTTGACGCCCTTATAATTCTTGACGTCCCAAAAGTGGCGCATATGATGGTCCAAAATCTTATGCCCTGGTTTTGAGCGTGAATCCAGCGGCAAAATCTCGCCTGCGGCACTCAGCACCTTCTTATTTTTGAGAGATATCCAATCTACTCGCCGCTCCTGCTCCGTATAACTCGTCGTTAGAATACTATCAGGATCCGCTACAATAGCAGCGGCAATGGCTTTAATATCCGCGTGGAGTTGGGGCTGGAGATCCTCCGTTAATTCGTCCGCCGGCACGCTCTCCTTACTATTATGGTGCTTGGCGTTCGTAGAACGATTGCGGAGTGCGTATTGAACGTTGAGGATTTCTTGGAGGGGCGGGGGCGGCGGGGGCATCTTTATCGAGATCTCTCGATAAATGCTGCCGGGCTCAATTTTTAGCGGGGCGCGGGGTGCGGAGCGCGGAGCGCGGCGGGTCTAAATACTTCGTAATTGGATGGACATATATAGATGTCCAACGGTAATGAAGAGATT